AAGGACTAAAGGCAAGAGGCATTAGGGTAAAGTTCTATAAAGCAAATCCTCAATGGATTGAAGAAAATATAAACGACATTAATTATTTTGCGTATTTTAGTAAGCCTAATCAATATATATCGAAGTTGGCTTCACTTGCACAATCTAACAATGTTGAATTAAACGTGTTCTCATACTAAGGAAATCATGAATATCACAGCATTAGATCAAATGGAAAAAATCGTTTCTGCTAATTCAAGTTTAAGGTGGGATGGGTGGAATGTAATTCATCTATCAAAGTCTAAAACAGCAATATACCAAACAAATGGTGCATTTGTTGATGGCAATTGGTATGTTAAAACAGTTTATGCTCCAGGTCAAAACGGGTGGAAGATAAGCCAAAAACACTTGGAGTCATAATGAATAAGCATTTATGGAAAGAAGATGCTGCTTGTCTTGACTATGATACAAATTTATTCTTTGATAAATATGAAGATAATCCAAACATTAGGCATGGAGTAGACAATGTTTGTATGGCATGCCCTGTAGCAAGAACCTGCTTTGCTGTCGGTATATCTGAAAAAGAGTATGGAGTATGGGGCGGAGTATACTTAGACAAGGGAAACATTTCTAGAGAGTTTAACAACCATAAGACGAAGCCTAGATGGGCTGAAATTTGGGAAAATTTAACAATTGAGGGGTAAAATTAGTTTGGAGGAAAAATGGCACTATCAATTAATCAAATAGGAATGTACCGTTTACTTCTATTGAATCCAGAAGAAGGATATTTAGAGTATAGAAAACCATTTCAATCTTTTAGAACTTTAAATAAAGAAGAAGTTGTTAATAAAAAGAATATTATAAAAATAATTGATGATGATTTTAAAATACTTTTTGCCTTACATCCACGCATGTTTCATCTTTTTATAGATAATCTTTCTTTAATAATTATTATGGATGCATATTATAAAAAACAAAGAAGAAAGTTTAGTTTTGTCTTAGAAACATCAGACATACCCCCGTCTTGGTTTGATGGAGATGGTCCAACCTATTTTACATTTTTTCTTAAAGTATTAACTGATTTAGAAATTAATTATATTTTTATTAGAAGTAGATCTATAGAAAGTAATAATAAACAAGTTCAAAGTGATGAAGCATATCCTAATAAAGACTTAATACTTCAAATTAATAATTATGCTCTATGGAATCCGCAAATGATGCAAGAACAACAATTAGCAGTTCTATCAAAACTTTTTAAAAAATACTTACCCAAAGATAAAACAATTATTTCAAATAAAACAGTTTATTTAAGTAGGTCAGCAGTTTCTAACTCAGCAAACTGGGTTGCAAATGCTAGAACTGAAGGCGAAGAGAGTTTAGTTGACTTTTTTCAAAATTTTGGATGTGAGATTGTTGCAGCAGAAAACTTTAAAACTTTTGAAGAACAAATTGAATATTTTAATTCTGTAAAAACTTTAATAGGGCTTACTGGCAGTGGGCTCATTAATATGTTAATGATGCAAGATGAGGGAAATGTAATAGAATTATATACCCCTATAGGTGGAAATCCATTTAACCCAAACACATTAACAGTTACACATGAATTATCTTTACACAGTTTTTATAGAGACTTTTCATGGGTTAAAGGTCATACGCATATTTCAATAAAAAATCTTTATAAATCAAATGGGTCAGATTTAGTAGAATTATTAAAAAATAATGAATGGATTAATCAATTTTTTAAAAGGGTTTATCATGAATAAATTGATTGTTTTTGATTTAGATGGAGTATTGGTTGATAGCAAAACTATACATTTTTCATCTTTAAACCATGCATTAAAAAATGTTAATAGTGAATATGTTATTTCTAATAAAGAGCAAGAACAAATATATGAAGGGTTGCCAACAAAAGAAAAATTAAAATTATTATCTAAGTATAAGGGTTTAGAAGAAAAATACTATGATCAAATATGGAAAGACAAACAGTTTGCCACTAGCCTTTATTTTAAAAATTTAAGTCTAGATACAGAATTATTTTATTTTTTTCAACATATCAAAAAACAAGGAATAAAAATTGCAGTTGCAAGCAATAGTATAAGAGCAACCGTTGATCAATGCTTAACATCTTTAGGAATAATAAGTTTAGTAGACTACATTATTTCTAATGAAGATGTTCAGTTTTGCAAACCACATCCAGAAATGTATTGGAAGGCAATGTCATATTTTGGAACCTTACCACAAAACACAGTAATTTTTGAAGATAGTTTTGTGGGTAAACTTGCTGCAACTGATAGTAACTCAAAACTTATTCAAGTTACCAATAGATTAGACCTATCTTTAGAAAAAATTAATCAAGCAATTGAATATTTAAGTAACAATAATGATGTTTGGACAGACTACAGTCTTAATATACTTATTCCGATGGCTGGAGCAGGAAGTAGATTTTTGGATGCTGGATATGCTTTTCCTAAGCCATTAGTTGATATTGGTGGTATGCCAATGATTCAGGCAGTTGTAAAAAGTTTAGGCATTAATGCAACATATACGTATATAGTTCAGCAAGAACATTTTGAAAAATACAATTTAGAATATTTATTAAATGCTATAACGCCTAATTGTAATATTATACAAATTTCTGAGATTACAGAAGGTGCAGCAATAACATGTTTATTGGCAAAAGATTATATTAATAATGACAATCCGTTAATTATTGCCAATTCTGATCAAATAATAAAATGGAATAGTAAAAATTTTTTATATGATTTATATACTAAAAATGCTGATGGAGCAATAGCAATATTTAAATCTTCACATCCAAAATGGTCTTATGCAAAAACAAATGATGACGGATTAGTTTCAGAAGTTGCTGAAAAAAAACCTATAAGTGATAATGCAACGGTAGGAATATATTACTGGAAACATGGCTCAGACTTTGTAAAATATGCAAACCAAATGATTGATAAAAATATTCGCACAAACAATGAATTTTATGTTTGTCCAATATTTAATGAAGCAATTCAGGATGAAAAAAAGATTTATGCTTTATTAGTTGAAGAAATGTGGGGAGTTGGAACTCCAGAAGATTTAAATTATTATTTATATAATAGGAATAAAAATGATTAAGATAGCACATAGAGGAAATGTTGATGGTCCAGGTCCATTAGAGAATAGTCCTGGGCTTATTTATCATGCAATACAAAAAGGATTTAATGTAGAGGTTGATATTAGATTGATAAACTCTACTTGGTATTTGGGTCATGATTTTTCACAATATCCAGTAGGAGATATATTTGTAGATAATATTAAAGATGTAGCCTGGTTTCATTGCAAAAATATTAATGCTTTAAATGCATTAGATAAAAACAAGCATATGTTTTTTTGGCATCAAGAAGATGATTTTACATTAACAAGTAACGGATATATATGGACATATCCAGGAAAAAATGTTACAGAAAAATCAATTATAGTTGATTTAAATTTAGATTATAAATATAATAATGTTTATGGCATTTGCACAGATTATCCAGGTCTGGTAGAATAGAATAGTGTATACAGACGCAATGAGGCGAGCCGTTAGATCTATTGCCCCACCAAAAGGATTTGGTGTAGATATTATTGATAATGAGCATTTTATTACAGTAAGAGCAGACGAAACAAGTTTTATGAAGTTATTTGACAGAGATAAGAGACTTGCTGTAGAATATATGGTAAGGGTTAAAAAAGCCTTAGAAGAAAATGGCGCTATAGTCATGTTAGTTAGGACTGGTGGAAAATGATTATGCAAAGATTAGTCTGCAAATTTAAAGGTCATGTTCTTGTAGATGCTGGAGCATGTCCATTTACTGGTAATACATATGTTGGCTGTACTCGTTGCAATACCCTTAAGGTTGTTTAATGCAAACATTTCTTCCATCTAGTAATATTTCATATACCGCAAAATCCTTAGACAATAAAAGACTTAATAAACAAATCCTTGAGGGGTATCAAATACTCAAGGTGTTGTCAGGAGAGTCACCGTCTGGGGCATGGCGTAATCACCCTGCAGTGCTTATGTGGAAGGGCTATGAGGCTGGTCTGTGGTCTTATATACAGCACATGATAGAAGAGGCTAAGGTTCGTGGGATTAAGACAATAAACAATGAAAACAACCTTAATGATCTTAAAGAAAAATGTTCGGGTAGATGGGGAAAGACCCCACCAATGTTCTGGTCCAATGACAATAAGGTAATGCGTATTACAACAACTCACAAGGCTAATCTATTTAAAAAGGATCCTATTTTTTATAACAAGTATCAGTATGCAACAATTAGTCCATACAATGAACCATGTTGTGAAAAATGCAATTACTATTGGCCAACACATGAGGAGCGAAATGCATTGGTATAACTGGGTAATTATTGGGCTATCAGCATTTAATATTTATATGATTTATAGAGCATATCAAATACAAGGTGCTCTCAATCAAAGTTTATCAGATAATCAAATTGCTGTTGCTATGATGTCAGCAATGAAAAATGAAATAGAAAATTCGTCAATGTTAAAAGATGAAACTAACGAAGGATTTGTTAAATTTTTATCAGACTCAAGGGAATGGGCTTTTAATTATATTGAAAATACTATAGAGGTTGTAAACAAAACAATTGATTTTTGCAATAATGAAATAGAAAATAAAAAAATAGATGAAGAACAAAAAGATATATTGAATAATATTATAAATATGTTATTAGTAACAGTTCCAAAAAATGTGGAGGAAAATAATGAGATCTAGTCAGTATTTATACTTAGATGGAGAAACTTTTGTTAATAGCCTTGCAGTGCATGATGTATTTTATAACAAGTTTAGTTTTAATGATGCAACTGACTTTTGTACATATCCTACAACAATG